TACCTCTTTCTTTAAGTTGTGCTCTTGCTGACGAGGCCATTATGCCTTCTTGAATAAGACCTCTACTAAGGTCACTATTGATATTAATATAGTCTCCCTGCGGTGTCGCTGGACCAAATCTTGATTTAACAACGATAAGTTTCCTATTTCCAAACTCTCCACTTTCCTCTATTTCTTCTTCTGTCTTTTCTTTGAAGATTGAGAAAGATGAACATAAATGCAGGATTCTGTCTGAACCACTAATCACCGCATCATTCTCATAGTCATTACCAGATCGGTTAAGCTGAACGAACATAAGAATTGTTGTTCCATATTTTGTAGCGAAGTCATGTAACATCGTAGTCCATATACCAAGAAGTTGAAATTCTTGAATAGACTTTATAGAATCAAGGCTCATTAGTTTCATATAGTCAAATATGATAAGAGAATCTTTTCTAACTCCATTTTCATCAACTGGTACACTTTTCATAAGCCATTTTTTACAATACGCAATAAACTGTTCTACTGACCATCCACCAATGTATTCGTGGTAATATGACATTTTACTAATGCTTTTCGCAGCAGAATAGACATCTGACTTATCTTTCGGATTGTTTTTAAATTTCCCAGATTCAATATCGTTTATTTTAACCCCAGAGATCATAGCAGCTAGCCTTGTTAGCTGATATTCTCTTTCCATTTCTGTGTCGCCATAGAAGGTAGGAATATTTCGACTAGAAACATTTTTGCCAATTGAGTTAGCAATGAATGATTTACCTCGACCAGACCTTGCACCAATAAGATTAATTGCCCCCCTTCTCATTCCTCCACCAAGACATGAATCGTACAGACTATATCCAGTAGGGATACCAGAAAGCTCATTGTTTGAGTCTTCAAAACTTTTGATTACATCTTCTGCATCTTGACCCATCTCTGTAAATCTAGCATTAGGATTAATAATTGAGCTTGTCATTGATGCGCAACCTTCATCGACAATGCTCAATAAGTCTTCCATCTGAGAGTCCTGAGTGATGCATCTTTCTATTGATGTCTTTAAGCTTCCTGCCTTCTCGATGGAGTCTCTAAAACAACTATTCTTCTTTATATTTAAAGCAAACTCACTGGCGTTAGATTCATCAACACTAAGCACGGCAAGTTTAGCTAATGTATCGTGTTTTTCTATACTTTGAATCTGTTTTTCAAACCCACAATCTCTTATCTTAGCAGAAATAATATATTGATCTAAAATCATTGTTAGGTCTTTATCGAAAAGCTCTGCTATAGCATGATAAATTACCGCATTAACTCCGCTATGAAAATCTGCAGGAATAAGTCCAAAGTCTTTAGAGTCAATAAACGGGCCAATTCCATGCTTAATAATACAGCCCAATAGTGCTTCTTCTGAGTTTTTGTCTACGAACTTTGAGCTACTCATTAATTATTTCCTCTTTGAGGAAAGCAAGCAATCGTTGCAAATATATTTAGTCCCACCATCGCTAGTGACTTCAGATCCTTCGTTCGTATTGCATAATTCACATAGATGCGCTTTTGTAGCAGCTCTTTTCTTCTTGTTGCTCATTTTTTGGATAGCAACACTTTCGTTATGATCGTCTTCATTAAAATCTGAACCAACAAACTTCATTTTTTTACCACCGAGAGCATTAATTGACTCTTCTACTTCTTCAACTATATCTACCTGTTCTCCGTCTATTTCTACATTCTCTGGAGTAATGTCCTTATTTTTTACGGCAGCATTCTTTTTCCCCTTTGGCCGTCCACGTTTCTTTTTGACAGGGATAACGGTTGGAACTAGAGTAATAGACTCTCCTTGTTTCGTGTTGCCATATTTATTTAATATATTCTCTAATTCTGAAATTAAATCTTCTACAGAAACTCCAGACCTCTTATTCTTAATGTTGGTTATAGTTTCTTCACCAGTCATAGTATTGTATCCACTACATACAAGACTCATGTCTCCATTTTCAATACCTTTCTTGATCTCTTCTAGCGGTGTCATGTTTTTTCTCCTAAATATTTCCTCTTGCCTTATTTGAGGAAACTGCCATTTTCTGTTGAAGTAATCTATCTAGCATACTAACTAGGTAGCCAACTGATTTATCTAATTCATATAATGAGTTTACCATTAGTTCTACTTCTTGTTTTTTATCTTCCATTTTTCTTAAAAAATCATTTTCTTTTATCGCAGAGTACAAACGTTCATCTTTGTCATAAGAAGAATGTAATGATGCCTCTGGTTTCCCAACTTCAAAAATCTTATTCTTTATCCACCTATGTCTTGCTGTAAATTTATTATATTCCTGTTTCAGATGTAAAGTGTACTTTCTTAGCATCCAGACATGGTTAAATAGCTCGTCAGTATTCATTTCGTTAAATTCATGATATTCAAAAGACATTAACGCATTTATTTCATCTATTGGACAATCTACATCTATCATAATACTTGATTGAAACGCTTCAATCTCTTTTTTACGCATTTTGAATCTCTTTTTCTATATCTTCTATGGTATATCCAGAAATAAGAAGTATATCATTTTCTTCACACCAGTTAGCTTTTGCCTTATCCCTATTCAGCTGTTGCATAAATGCTTCTCTTGAGTTGTGGAAAAACTTTGAGTATTTTTTGTGCTGTTCTCCCTGTACTTCAATGGCTATCATTCTTTGTGGAATAAAGAAGTCTAGAGACAGCCTTGATGATGGTATTCTCCACTCTTCTAATATTATATACAAATTGAACCGATCTTTCAAGACTTTTCCTACTTTATTCTGAATTTTTGATCTGCTAGTGTTCCTCATTGGGAATTTGCTTGCGCTTACGTTAGCAGAAACTACATTGCCATTGATGTCTATGAGCTTCATTATTCATCCCCGTAAACTAATTCTTCAACTGCCTTAGTTAGCGTATTATACTTCTCTTCATCTTCGTACAAAATCTGCTCTAGCTTTTTTTGTCCCTGCACTTTTACTCCGTCAAACTCAAACCAACTGCTTGACTTGATTACAATGCCAGCATCAATAGCCACATTTATCATGTCAGAAATGGTGGGGATGCCACGGCCATAAATAAGAGGAAGTACTGCTTTCTTTTTTGGAGGTCCGAGTGTAGTTGTAAACACCTCGATAGCTAGATTATGACCAATCTGATCTCCATTAGAGTCTTCTATTTTTCCTTTAGGAAATGCAATGCTCACACGAATGTCTGTATCTAACTGATGTTTCCAATGATTACCGCCAGCAAATCCAATAGCCTTAGTATTCATACTAGACCTAGCTTGATTAAGAGATACTACAAGGCTGTTAGTAACTCCAATAACGCTTGCATTACGACGACATAATTTAGCTAACAACTTAGGAAGGTCACCCATCTGTTGGTCGTTCATGCTTGCCGACATTTCTGCATCAGAAACAATTCCTGCTATTGAGTCAATAATATGCATACTTTCTGGATATTCTCGCATCATCAATTCAAAAATCTTGAGATAATCTGTTCCGCTGAGAAGCTTATCTATAGTTGATCGTATTACAATAATATTGCTTTTATTAATACCATCGATACTATCTACCAAAGAAGAGCTTAATCTGCCCTCAATCTTGTAATAGAAAACTTTCTTGTCTGGGAATTGTTTGAGGAATGATGATGCAATCTCAAATGCAAGGGTTGTTTTACCTGTTTTTGGTGCTCCAGAAATCTGAACAAGCTGTCCTAGTTGGAGTCCACCACTAAGAGCAAGATCTAGAGAGGGTTTTGTTCTAACGACACCAACATCTTTATCCTCAATCCCATCCATAGGCACAGCGAAGTTTTTACCATAATCGCTAGACATCTTCTTCATTATTCCAGAATTAAAAAAATCATCTTCTACTTTTTCTTTTTTAGATTTTACCATTTTATTGTCCTTATTTTTTTTGGCGTAATGTGCCATAACAAACAACTACGTAATTAACTATAATATCTAACTACGATACTAGTTTTAATGAAAAACTTTGCTTGAGGTGTAAGAGTTTTCCATTCTTTACATGTTTTTATTTCTGGGCATTCTAAGCAACTATCAACCGTTTTTACTATTTTTATACTCATCTTTCCCCTCCAACTTACAGATAACAACGTTATAAAATGGATTTCAGCCAAGTCGCTTCCGGCATCAATCCAAACACTTAAACCATTTATCACAAGGTTAGATAACCTTCTTTAAAAGCACATTGTACTTGCTAACCTCTTCAGGGTTTTCATTGCGCCATTGCCCCCAAGACTCATCATTAAGTTTATGCTCAATCCAC